GGGGTAGAGACCATGCCGCATAGCTGCCACAACCGAACCTTCCCTACCCACACCGTGGTGCAAGATGGGTGGGTGGATACTGTCATTATGGGGCGCTGGGTGCGCCTCCCAAAGCTGACGGAGATCCCTTTCACAATGTCCCACGAGTGCCACCAGTGGGGCGAGCTTGGGGCGGTGACCAAGGGCTTGATGAATCCGGTGGGGTGTGTAGGGTGTCGGTGGGGGCCGGAAAGGGAGTCAATATTCGTTGGGTTTGATCCTGCTGAGGGTATTTGTGCGACGTGCCGGGGCGCCGGAGGGGCGCCGAATTGCGTCAGGTGCCCACTTGTGATTGCGAGCTAACCATAACCAAAACCTTATGATCCAACCGCAAACCATAAGCCATTACCCTTATTTGACCTTATAAGTTAGTGGAGATTAACCTATTTAGCCGCACTAAGTTAGTGGGTCTTAACCATGAGGCGGGATACGGGAGTTAGGCACCGTTTGTGGTGGATGCTGGCATCTTGTCCCGTGTTCGCGGGTTTTCACGGTGGTTACAGGGGCGGGGCACCTGGGGTGAAATTTTATGGCTTATACCTATAGGGAAATTTTTTAATTAATAAAAACCAAACTAAACTATCTCATATATCCATTATACTAATAATCTAATAAGTACTAATAGAATCAATGACTTAGGTATATTAGAACAGGGGGTAAAAATTGAGGTGCTAATAATAGCTAACAGGATCAAACAGTTAGTATCGTTGGAGGCCAATGTAGCTTGGAATTCGAGGGTACGATTTACTACGTTAAAAATTTCCCTATAGGTATAAGGGCGGGTTTGTGGTGCCCCGTTTACCGCGCCCATGTCCTCGGGCTATAATCATGGCTAAACCTACTGTAGACCAAGAATAGACATGGCCACGAAAGACGGACGAAAGACCGGGGGCCGCAAGAAAGGCACCCCAAACAAGCTGACCCAGCGCGCTGCCCAGCGCCTGGAGGAACTTGGATGCGACCCACTGGAGCTTTCCGTGAGGGTAGCCATGGGAAAAGACCTCGATGGGCCACACCCCTCCGTGGGGGAGTTCCGACGTCTGGTACACGACCTGCAAAACGCCCTCGACGGTAAGGGGGAAGACCCCCACCTGTTCCCTGACCGCCTGCAGGCCCTAATAGACGAGAACCTCCTCAGCGGTTATGTGCCCATGGAGATCCGCTCCCGGCACATCATTGAGCTTATCCAGTACAAGTTCCCCAAGCTGAAGGCAGTGGAGATGACTGGCCCCGGTGGTACGGACCTTATCCCCAGCTTCGACCCAAGTACCCTTTCAGATGCCGCCCTCCGCGAATTAGTGGGGGCCATCGTAACTAAGCCCGCTGAATGAGTGCCCTAGCTATTCCGCAGTTCACCATGGCGGATGTTCTCGCCGTCGAGCGAGAGCTATGCCGCCGCAGCTTTGTAGACTTCGTGAAACTGGCGTGGCCTACCCTTGAGCCATCCCAGCCCTATGTCCACGGCTGGCACATCGACGCCGTCGCTGAGCACCTCACCGCCGTGACCGAAGGCGAGTTAACCCGCCTGTTGATCAACATTCCGCCGGGCACAATGAAGTCCATGCTGGTGAACGTATTCTGGCCCGCCTGGGAGTGGGGGCCGCTTGAGATGACCCCAAACCGATACATCGGTGCATCCCACGAGGAAGGCCTGGCCACCCGTGACAACCTGAAGATGCGCCGCCTGATCCAGTCCCCGTGGTACCAGGAACGGTGGCCCACGGCGCTCACCGGGGACCAGAACGCTAAGACCTACTTCGAGAACGAGGACACAGGGTTCCGCTTATCCTGCGCCGTCAAGTCAATGACCGGGCGCCGTGGTGACCGCGTTATGTGGGACGACCCGCACTCTGTTGAGGCCGCGATCTCGGACGCACACCGGGAGACCGCCATCCGGGTATTCACCGAGACCCTGCCTACCCGCCTCAATAATCCTGACTCCTCCGCCATCATCGTTGTGATGCAGCGTTTGCATGAGGACGATGTCAGCGGCTACATCTTGGCAAACGACCTGGGCTATGAGCATCTCATGCTCCCCATGGAGTTTGAGCCTGAGCGCCGTTGCACCACTTCCATCGGATTCACCGACCCGCGCACCGAGGACGGGGAGCTCCTGTTCCCTGAGCGCTTCCCCAGAGCGGTGGTTGATCGCGACAAAAAAGTCATGGGCACATTCGCCACAGCTGGACAGTTCCAGCAGCGCCCAGCACCACGCACCGGGGGCTTCTTCGCTTGGGAGGAGCTGGAGGTGGTCAAGGTGGCCCCGAAGAAATTCAAGAAGCTGGTGCGCTATTGGGACAAGGCGGGTACCCAGGACGGGGGTGCTCGTACTGCCGGTGTGCTGATGGGCTTAGACTACGACGGCACGTTCTGGATCTTGGACGTGGTCAAAGGCCAGTGGAACGCCGCCAACCGTGAAAAGGTCATCCGACAGACGGCCGAGGCCGACCCGCAGAAGGCGGAGATATGGATCGAGCAGGAACCGGGCTCCGGGGGCAAGGAGTCGGCGGAGGGCACCATCAAGAACCTGGCCGGGTTCAAGATACGCGCCGAGCGCCCCACGGGTGATAAGGCCCTGAGAGCGGAGCCATACTCTGTGCAGGTCGAGGCCCGGAACGTGAAACTACTGGCCGGGGAGTGGAACAAGAAATTCATCGACGAGCACAAAACCTTCCCCAGAGGCAAGTTCAAGGACCAGATCGACGCCACCAGCGGAGCTTTCAGCAAGGCCAGCGACAAGGGCGGCCGCGTCCATGTCGGCTAATAAGTTTTATTAATATGCCCATTTATAGTATTATTACCTCTGGTGACCCCACCCACAGCCCGCAGGAGCGGCCTACATGCGCCTGAGTAACCTGTTCCGTACCAAGACACATGCCCCAGCGGCACAGACCAAGAGCGCGGTCATCGGCCTCAATGACGAGCTGTCTCAGCTCCTTTCCCTCAGTAGCTCCAACGGCAGTACACCGGCCTCCGCTCTACGCCTGTACGAGCAGAGCTCCGCGGTCAGTGTTCCGGTCAACAAGGTCGGGGACGCCTTCGCCTCCTTGACCCCGGTGTTGGAAACCGACGGTAAGGTGGAGACGGAGCATGATGTCCTGTCCCTGCTGCGCCGCCCGTCCCCCTTCTTCACCGGTGACCTGTTCCTGGAGGCCCTCGGGAAGAACTACCTTATCACCGGGGAGGCTGGCGTGGTTGCCACGGGCACCGTGAACCGGCCGCCCTTAGAGCTCTGGGCCATCACCCCCTCTAACATCAGCGTCAACGAAGGCCCTGGGGGTATTCCGGCTAACTACTACGTCACGGGCAGCACCGCCACGGGCACCTACCTCTACCAAACCACCCGAGGGCAGGCCCGCTACCTTGACGGCACGCTGCGCGAACTCAAGCACATCCCAAGAGGTGCGTCAGCACATCCTCGGGAACTCGCACAACGTCAGCCTCCTGGAGAAAGGGGGCCGCGTCTCCTTGGTCTTCCACTTCGACCAGGACATGGACGCTGAGGACTTCGAGGAGGTCAAGCAGCGCGTGCGCTCCCAGTACGGTGGGGCGCAGAACGCGGGCGAGATCGGCGTGACCGCTGGCGGTAAGCTGGACATCAAGGAAGCCGGCATCAACAACAAGGACATGGACTTCGCCAATCTGCAGCGCATGGCCCGTGAGGCCGTGGCCCTCCAGTACAAGGTCCCACTGCCCCTGCTATCCACCGACGCCGCCACCTTCAACAATTACCGCGAGGCCAAGCTGGCCTTGTACGATGACGCCGTGCTCCCGCTCGCTGACCGCATCTTCGCCGGGCTTAGTGATCTTCTACTCCCGCGCTACGGTCTCGACCCGAGCCGCACGCGCATCACCTACGACATGGACGACATTACGGCACTGGCAACCCGCCGCAACGAGGAGCTGAAACTACGCCGTGAGATCAACATCGAGTCCACCAACGAGCTGCGCGAGATGATCGGACGGGAGCCGGCGCAAGGCGGCGATCAGATCCTGGCTCCTGCCAACATGGTCCCCATCGCCACGGACGTATTTACCAACGACAATACCCCGCGCATCGCCCGCACAGGTGAGGAGCCGACCGAGTGACCCCGGCCCAACAACTCAACGCCAAGCTCAAGCTGGAGCGTACGTTCTTGGAGGCCCTTGGACCGTACCACAAGGACATCACGCGGGAGTTTATGCGGGAGTACGGTACGAGTGCGGTCCTGCCAGACATGGCTCTGCGTGATGCAGAGCTCGAGGAACTGCTGATCACCCACTACCGCACCGCCGCCGATGTGTTTGTCCCCGTCGTCACCAAAGCCATGCCCGCTGACGCTCAGGTAACACAGGCGGAACTCGATACCATGGCAGCGGCCCTAGCCGCCTACTTCGCCACGCGGGCCTCAGAGCAGGCGCAGATCATCAACAGCACCACGGCGGAGGAGATGGAGCGGGCAGCGGCGGAGGCCACCGCTACAGAAGCCACTCTCCTGGAGGCAGCTGCCGTGGCCGGTGCCATGCTGACGCGGAACCTGCTAGGCCGTGCCCCGAGCATCGCCGCCACCGAAACGCAAGCCGCTACAGAAGCTTCCAAGCTCACGGCCACTGACGTACTCCTTGGTCGCGCCCCTAGTGTCACCGGGGGGCAGGCCACCGTGGCAGAAACCACCAAGCAGTGGTGGTCGGTAGGCGACAGTGACGTACGGGAAGCCCACCTCGTGGCCGACGGGCAGGAGGTGCCCACCTCAGCCCCTTTCGTAGTAGGGGGACAACAGCTTATGTTTCCAGGGGACACTTCCCTGGGGGCCACGATTGACAACGTCATCAACTGCCGCTGTATAGCGGAATACGACACAGCGGCGATTGCCGAGGAACGGAGAGCACGACTATGAGCACACAGATTCAGCACAAGGCCTTCGGCCAGGTGATGGAGGTCAAGCAGGAGGACCGCAATGGCGTCCCTGTGGGCATCATCGCCGGCTACATCGCCACCTGGGACGTGGATCGCGGCGCGGACCGCTTCGTTAAGGGCGCTTTCCTGGACAGCCTGGAGGAGCACCGCAAGAAGAGCCGCCCCATTCGCCTGAAGGACCACCACGGGCGCACCATCGGTGGCTTCCCCATCGGTAACGTTCGGGAGGACGACCGTGGCCTGTACGGTGTAGGGGAGGTCAACCTGGACGTGCAGCAGGGACGGGAAGCCTACGCACTCGCCAAGCAGGGCGTCCTCAGTGACTTCTCCATTGGCTACTCCGTGGTGCAGGACACCATGGAGGGTAACATCCGCGTGATCGGCAAGGCCATCGTCTGGGAAGGCTCAGTCGTGGATGAACCGATGAACCCCCAGGCGAATATCGTCGAGGTGAAGGCCGTGGTTCCGTTCGGCGACCTACCGCTGGCCGACCGAGACCGCCCGTGGGACTCCGATATGGCGCTCAACCGCGTACGTGAGTTCACCGACTCGGAGGACGATCCAAGCGCCCGCTACAAGGACGCCTTCCTGTGGTACGACAGCGCCAGCGCCGACAACTTCGGGGCATACAAGCTCCCTATCGCCGATGTGGTAGATGGTCGCCTGGTAGCAGTCCCCCGCGGGATCTTCGCCGCGGCCGCCGCCATGCAGGGCGCCCGTGGTGGGGTAGACCTACCAGAGGAGGACGTCGCCGGCGTTACGCGTAACCTGGAGCGGTACTACGCGAAGATGGACATGCCGAGCCCGTTCGAGGAGGACGCGAAGCAGTATTACATGAGCGATGATGTGAAGGACTGGACCCGCCGCGACATTGAGAAGGCCCTACGCAAGTCAGGTGCGTTCTCCAAGGCCGCCGCCGCCGCCATCGCCTCCCGTGTGGCAGAACCGGTTTACGCGGAGCCGGAACCGCCATATAATAGCGATACAGACCTCAAGTCAATCCTAGCGTCCATTCAGGCGCTACAGAAGGACTTGAAGCAGTAACCCCAGCAGGGCGGAGCGACTCCGTTGCTGTAGTGGCCGGTGGGATGCCGGTGCGCGACTAAACCCGTGAACCTAATCCACTAGGAGATGCCGCTATGGCTGAACAAGTTGAATTGAAAGATGTGCAGGAAGCGCTGACCACCCTGCGCGAGGAAGTCGAGAAGGCCCGCCCGGACCAGGACGTGATCGTCAAGTGCAATACCCTGCTCGATACCTACGAGGCCAAGAATCAGGAGGTGGTAGCCTCCATTGAGGCCGAGAAGAAGACCGCCGAGGAAACTGCGGAGCGTGTTAAGGCCCTCGAGGCCGAGCTGGCCCGCGGCACCAAGTCCGTGGACGCTGACTACCACGAGTCCCCCGAGTACAAGACCCTGGAACGCTTCCTGAAGACCGGTGACTTCGACTCCCGCGAAGAGAAAGCCCTCCTGCGCACCGACGTGGATACCGCCGGCGGTTATCTGGTGACCTCGGAAATGGACAACATGATCACCAAGAAGATCACCGAGATCAGTCCTGTCCGCACCGTGGCCCGCGTCCGTACCGTCTCCCGCAAAACTCTGGAGATGGTAGTGCGTAGCGGCATCCCGACCGCCAACTACGAAGGCGAGGCCGAACAGGGTGGTGAGTCTTCCAGCAGCTACCAGGCTGAGTCCCTGACCGCGTTCCGCCAGACCACCACCATCCCGGTCACCCTGGATCAGCTGATGGACTCAAGCTTCGACATGGAGAGCGAGATCATGAGCGATGCCATGGAGGCGTTCGCCCAGGGCGAGGGGAACAAGTTCATCCTTGGCACTGGCGTCAAGCAGCCGGAAGGCATCGTGGCCAACACCACCCTGCAGGCGGCTGCGCGTACCTCCAGCACCTCCGGGGTCATCGACGCGGAGGACTTCATCCTCCTGACCGGTGATCTGAAGGTAGGCTATGACCCGAGTTACATGCTTAACCGCCGTACTCTCGCCAACCTGCGCACCAAGAAGTCTACCACCGGTTCCTTCCTGTGGCAGCCTGGCCTGAACGGGCCCACTGCAGCAACCATCAACGGGTATCGCTATGTCCTGGCTGACGATATGCCGGATATTGCTGCCAACGCGTACGCCGTTGCCTTCGGTGACTTCCGCCGCGGCTACACCATCATCGACCGCACGGGCATCAGCGTGATCCGTGACGAGGTGACCCGCAAGAAGGAGGCCATCGTGGAGTTCACCATCAACCGCTGGAACTATGGCCAGGTCACCCTTGCCGAGGCCATCAAGCTGCTGAAGGTTGCGCCGTAAGCCTTAACGGGTAGCGGGGCCACGGTCCCGCATCCACCGGAACCAATTTAAGAGGACTTCATCATGGAATACGATCTGCATAATAACGTGAATGGCGCCAACGCTCTCAACGCTGCTGCCATCACCACCAACACCACCACCGTTGGCAACATCATCGACACCGCCGGCTACGAGTCGCTGGAGTACTTCGTCCAGTCCGGTACCATCACCGATGGCGCCTACGCTTTCCTCCTGGAGGAAGGTGACGACGCCGCACTGGCTGACGCCGCTGCGGTCGCGACAGGCGAGCTCCTGGGCGATTTGGTGGGCTTCGTGGCCGCGGACGATGACACCGTCAAGCGCGTGGGCACCGTGGGCAAGAAGCGCTATCAGCGCCTCTCCATTGTCTCCACTGGCGTCACTACCGGCGTGAACTTCATGAGTGCCGTGGCGGTACAGAGCCACGCTCACCGTGTACCGGTAGCCAACAACTGATGACCTGGCGGGGCTTCGGCCCCGCCTCTAACATAGGAGAAGCACTATGCCGAGGATCAAGGTCAAGAAGTCTGGTAAGTGGGCCGACCCGCAGCCGCACATCCCGCAAGTCGAGTTCGAGGCGGGGGAGGAGTACGACGTATCCCCTGGTCTCGCCGAGGTTATGGTGGATGCGAACTGCGCGGACTACGTGAAGGTCAACGACAAGGAACCCGCCAAGCGTGGCGGCGGCAAGAACCCCGCCAAGCGTGGCGGCGGCAAGAACCCTGCCCAAGCTGACAAGGAAGCAGCGGACAAAGGAAAGGCTGACGCCTGATGTCCACCGCAGTTTACCAGCTGCAAAGCTCTTCAGCCTCACCGGTAACCCTGGCCGAGGCGAAGGCTCACCTGCGCGTGTCGTCCACCGCGGACGACACCCTTATTCAAAGCATCATCGATGCTTGTACCGAGTGGGGCGAAAGCTACACCCGGCGCAGCTTTCGCGCACAGGTGTGGAAGCTCCTACTCGACATGTTCACCGCGCGCATTGAACTGCGTAAGCAGGTGGTGAACGCTATCACCAGCATCACCCACCTTGTGGCCGATACCCCCGTCACCGTGGCATCCACGGTGTACTACCTGAAGCAAACACCGCAGGGCGCGGAGATCCTGCTAGCCTACGGGCAGGACTGGCCCACGGATACTGACTACCGGGACCAGGCCATCACGGTGAACTTCACCACCACCGCTTGGACCAAACACGCTAACCTGATACAGGAGGCCCTACTCAAGCACATCGCCGCCATGTACGCTAACCGCGGGGACTGTGTCGAGGGGACGAGCTCAGTGACGATGCTGGCCACTGACTACGCCAAGACATCAGGTGCCGCCACCTTGTACGACATGATGCGCGTGGCGCGGGTGTAACGTGGGAAGCAAGCAGCAGGGCGGCGAATACCCTGTAGTCTCCAATGTCCCCCGCAAAGGCGATGAGCAGGCGGTGATTCCGCACCACGTCATTGCAGACGGGCGCGGTAACGAGGCCACCGTAGCCGGGTTCGGTGATCTCGTGGTTGGTCAGCGCATCCCGGATATCCTGATAGCGTGGAACTATGACATAAATCCCGAGCGCGCGGTTGAGACCCACACCGGAGTCGGTGCTGCTGGTATCGATAATTCCCGTCTGTATGTCGCCGTGGAGGGGGGTTCGGGAACGGCGGAAGTAGCCAGCAAGCGATTCATCGTCTATCGCGCTGGATACAGCGCTCAGGCGATGTTTACAGCAGCATTCGACGTCCCCGCTCCAGGTACTACCCAAGAATGTGGCGCGATAGACAGCACAAGCGGGTACTACCTGTCCCTTACCGCGGATAACCAGCTCCAAGCCGTGCACGCATCACCGCACGGTGGTGTCGTTGCTACAAATCAGTTCCAGTTCAATGCGGACACCCTAGACGGAAAGGGCCCCAGCCGGTTTAAACTAAACCCGCAAGCCATGAACATTTACCGTATATCTTACGGCTACCTAGGGAAGCTTCCCGCCACCTTTGAGATATACGCCGGGGCGTCTATAGGTTGGGTGATGTTTCACGTTGCAGACACTATCGATATCTATGGGGGCGGGGACAACTTCCTTGCCATTGAAGATCCGAATCTAGCCATC